TGTTGCAGGATCAACGACTCTCTTTATTTCTGATACCAGAGTTTCTGCAAATGTCTGGACTATGATTACGGTTGAACGTGAAGGAAACGTTCATAGACTATACATTAACGGAACATTAGAGGAATCAAGTTCTACTGCTAACCGCCCAGACAATGGTACTTTTACTGTAGGTAAAAATGGTTTTGGTGATTTTGACGGTTACATTGATGAAGTAAGACTTTCTAATGTAGCACAATATACTGGAACAGGCTTTACTCCACCTACCTCTGCCTTTACAGTAGATGATGACACTTTAGCATTACTACACTTTGATGGTACAAATGCCTCTACAGACATTGTAAATGCAGCTAACCTTGCTTATCTTACTGTAAGCGCTGGGTTTGGTCCTACTATCCAACCTGTAGGGTTTGGCTTAGAGATTATCACTGACTCACTTCTAGTAGATGGTGACGAAGTTGTAGTTGAGTCAGATGCTAACATCAGTCTAGCAGGTAAAGGTGTAGCAGGTACAGTATCAGGCAACACTGTCACACTAGACTGTAAAGCTGTAGTAATACCAACAGGAGTACAAGGTACGTTTACTGTAGGTGATGAAACAGTTATCACAGTTCAGTTTGACTATGAGTCAATTAAAGATAACTACAGCAGAGATCGTACTGCTTACATTGGTGAGTATAGTACACTAGGTAACACAGCGTATGTTCGTGCAGCATAGGAATAATAATAATGTCTCTTAAATGGCCCAACAAAGACCCTGATGAAATACTAGACTATAGCATTGACTGGTCACGCTTTCTTAGTGGTGCAACACTTAGTAGTGTTACTTGGTTTGTTGATGATGCTGATGGTGTAAAGACCCAGCTTATCCCTAGTGGGCAGCTTGTGAAGGGAATACAGCTTATCTCTGCTACTAACACAGACAAAGTAGCAACTGCACGTTTAGGCTCTGGTGATAATAATATAGAGTATCAGTTCTACTGCCGTATAGCCGACACGAATGGGTTAGTAGTAGAGCGTAAGGTTCGTTTACGTGTAAGGAATAAATAATGGCATATAACTATTTAGGGCTAGTAAACGAGGTAAATCGCAGGCTTAATGAAGTAGAGCTAACAAGTTCTAACTTTGATACTGCTGGAGGTTTCTATAGTTCAGCTAAGGATGCTGTAAATGCCTCACTAAGACATATCAACCATGAAGAGTATAACTGGCCTTGGAATCACATCCTAGAAGAAGAGACCCTTACTCCTGGTGTAACACGTTACGATTATCCTACTGATGCTAAACTAATTGATATGCAAAGCTTTCGCATAAAGAAAAGTGACGCATTAAATGTAAACACTACTAAACTTAAATCAATGGATTATCAAGAATACCTTGACAGATACGTTGATTATGAGTATAACTCTAGTAGCGATTTACAAGATATCCCCCGTCATGTTTCACGAGCACCTAGTCAAGAGTTTCTCATAATACCTACCCCAGACAAAGCATATGAAATAGTATATGAGTACTATCGCAATCAGGTATCACTTGAGTTGTATGATGATGTACCTAACGTTCCTATTGAGTTTAAGCATACTATTGTAGATGGTGCTATGTTCTACGCTTATCAGTTCCGTGCTGATACACAGGCATCTCAGATTGCACAGGGTAAGTTTGAATCAGGTATTAAGTACATGCGTAGTTTGTACATAAACCGTTATGACTACATACGTTCTACAGTTATTACACGCAATAAACCTAGCCTAAGAGTATCATAATAATGGCTACACAGTGGCAAACATTTCCAGTACCTTTTACTGGTGGGTTGATTACAAACATCAGTCCTCTCCAGCAGGGTATTAATAATGTAGGTTCAGCATTCCAACTGCAGAACTTTGAGCCTTCACTTGATGGTGGTTACCGTAAGGTAGCAGGCTACACAAAGTTTATTGATGCTGAGCTTCCTGGCTCTGGTGTAGTACAGGCTCTAGCGTTAGTGCAGCAGGCTAACAACCAAAAGGTCATTGCTGCACGTAATGGCGTATACTACATAGGCAACGCCATTGATGCTACACCTACATGGACTTCTCTTGCTACAGCACCTAACACTACCTTCACTAAGGTAAGACAGGCACGATACAACTTCAATAACGTATACCAGATATGCTTTGTTGATGGTGTAAACTTCCCTGCATACTTTGATCGTACAGCAGGTACATTGACGCACATGACAAGTTCAGCAACTAATGATGCTGTAGAGGGTGCTAGTCATGTTTGTATGTTTAAGAGTACGCTCTTCTTTGGTGTAGGTACAGAGCTAGTCTTTACAGCGCCATATAGTGCAGATGACTTAGACCCAGCTAACGGTGCTGGTAGTATAAGTATTGGTTCAGAGATAACAGGTCTTATTGTATTCCGTGATCAGCTTATCATCTTTGCTGTAGATAAGATCATGCGTATCACAGGTACTAGCGCAGCAGACTTTTCTATGAGTGCTGTGACAGAAGACTTGGGATGCTTAAGTGCTGATACTATCCAAGAGGTAGGCGCAGATGTTATGTTCCTTGGCCCTGACGGTTTGCGTACACTAAGTTCTACAGACCGTATTGGTGACTTTGGTATTGATGTTGCATCTAAGAACATTAGACCTACAGTAACTAAACTACAGGACTACGCTGCTAGTTTTAGCAGTACTGTCATTCGTAGTAAAGCTCAGTACAGATTGTTTGCTTATGTAGACAGTGAACGGGATGGTGTTGCTAAGGGTGTGCTAGGCACTAAGTTTATTGACCAAGGAGGTCAAGGCTTTCAGTGGGCTGAGCTTAAAGGCTTTAAAGTATACATTGCAGACTCTCAGTTTATTGGTGAGGATGAGTATCGTGTCTTTGCTAATAATGATGGCTACGTGTATAACTTAGATGTAGGCACTAGCCGTAATGGATCTGCTATTGATGCTATCTATGAATCACCTTATATGCCTATTAATGACCCTCAAGTACGTAAGACTTTCTATAAGTTGAACTTTTACATTAAGCCTTTTGGTGCTATCAATATAACTGCAGGTATTAAGTTTAATCAAGGCAGAACAGGGTATATTCAGCCACCTTCGTTTCAGATTGTACAGACGGGTGGTGAGGTCGGCATCTATAGTGATAACACGTCTACTTTTGGCACTGATGTGTTTGGTGCGCCTAGAACTCAGAACTACCTTAACCAAGTTATTGGCTCTGGTGAAACAGTAGCGATACGTATTGAAGATAATAGTGATGATGCAGCATTCCTATTAGACACAGCACTCTTTGAGTATGCTACAGATGATAGACAGTAAGGAAAACTGATATGGCAGGTTATACACGCCAAGACACAGCTAATAACATTGCTAACGGCAACGTAATTGATGCTGATGACTTTGATAATGAGTTTAACGCTATTGATGCAGCGTTCAATAATTCTACAGGACACGTACATGATGGTACGGCTGAGAATGGTGCGCCTATTACAAGGCTTGGCCCTGTACAAGATATTATAGCTACAGCTACTCTGCTACGCCCTAAGACTACAAATGTAATTAGTTTGGGTACTGATGCAGTTCGCTATAAAGATCTGTTCCTTGAAGGTGACGCTGATATAGATGGTACAGTAAACGTACAGGGTGCTACTACACTGCAAGACACCTTAGCTGTAACAAGCAATGTGACTGTGGGTGGTAACCTCACTGTAACTGGCAATGCTACTATCGCAGGCAACCTTACCTTTGGTGATGCAGCCACTGACACCGTTAGCTTTGCTGCTGATGTAAGCTCTAATGTACTACCTGCTACAGATGATACGTATGACTTAGGTGCTGTAGGTTCTGAGTGGCGTAACCTCTATATTGATGGTACAGCTAACATTGATACTGCTGCAGTAGACACTGCTAACGTAGGTACTTTAAATGTTACAGGTAATGCTGATGTAGACGGTGACCTTACTGTTACAGGTAGTATTAATGCATCTATCTCTGGTGTGGCAGCAACAGCAGATGCCCTCACCACAGCACGTACTATAGCTTTAGCAGGTGATGTATCAGGTGCAGCTAACTTTGATGGCTCCTCTAACATCACTATCACTACAGTCATTGCTGATGATAGCCACAACCATACTATCGCTAACGTAGATGGGCTACAGGCTGCGCTAGATGCTAAACCAGATGGGTTAAGTGATCTAGGCGTTACAGCACTTTCTACAGAGCTTAACATCCTAGATGGTGTTACTGCTACAACTGCAGAGATAAACATCCTAGATGGTGTTACTGCTACAACTGCAGAGCTTAACATTCTGGATGGCGTAACAGCCTCTACAGCAGAGCTAAACTACGTAGACGGTGTAACGTCTAACATCCAGACACAGCTTGATACAAAAGTTACAAGTTTTTCGTTAGAAACTTACACTGGTGATGTTGACATTGATGGTGAACTTATAGTAACATCTTATAATGAAACATACCAAGCTGTTTCTTCATCAAGTAATGCAACAACAATCAACTGTGAAACAGGTAACGTATTCAGTCACACATTAAGTGAGAACACCACGTTCACTTTTAGTAGCCCACCTCCAAGTGGTACAGCTTATGGCTTCTCACTGAAGATTATACAAGATGCAAGTGCTAGTGGTTATACTGTAACATGGCCTACCTCAGTAGATTGGCCTGATCAAGTAACACCTCCTTTAACAACAAGTGCAAATGCAGTGGATCAGTTTGTGTTTTATACCCATGATGGCGGTACTACATGGTATGGGTTTAAAGCAGGAAGAAATATGGGATAACATAATATGAACTGGAAAAAAGCAATAATGGCATCTGCAGGAGCAGGAGCAGCCTACTTTGTAACCTCTATTGATACAAGTTCTGGAGAAGACGAAGGTGATTTATCTAATATAGCTGTTACTACAGATGGCGATGATAATATATATGCTACCTTTCAGGGTGTAGATGACGGTGATAATGTAAGAAGAGCTACTACTTTTAAATTACAACCTTCTGGTGATATTGTTGCTTCTTTAGCTTCAGACAGGTCGGGTAGTAGTGTTAGTACTCAACAAAGATTTTCTTCTTTAAAAAACTACCACGATGGCAATGGTAACTTTATATACAGTTTTAGAGATCAGAATGACAGAACACACATACGATCTGTGGCTGATACACTTTCAACAAGCTCAGAAAACTATGAAAAGGCATTGCGTAAAAACTCTACCTACCAAACAGACGGTAGAGCAGTTTATTTTGATGATAACAATAACGTGTTTCTTACAAACTACGATGGTTCTCGTACTGAACTTATGAAGTTTGCTGAAAGCAATCTAAATTATTCTGATGGTATAAGATATGCTCATAATAACTTTCAGTCTCAGCTTCAACCAGATTTCCTGGCGGATGGTGGAGGCATAACTACAGATAGTAGTGGTAATATATTTGTTGCAGGTAGTCATGCTCATTTTGGTTATAGGGCAAGTATTTATAAATTTAACTCTAGTATAAACCATCAGTGGGGAAGGACGATGTATAACGGATCAAGTGCTTCCCGTTCTCATTGTTGTGCTTGTGATAGTAGTGGAAACGTTTATGTAGGTGTTCAGTTTGCATCACCTGGAGATGAGGCACTTCTTGTAAAGTTTAATACATCTGGAACACATCAATGGTCTAGAGTTTTAAAATGTAATAGTAATGGTGGTCGTTGGATAGACATGCATATAGATGGAGATGATAATATATATGTCTCTGGTGTTATTTTTGAAGACTTTTCAGGTGGAGATTTTGCTGGTAGGCAAAGGATTACAACGTTAGCTAAGTATAATACATCTGGAACATTACAATGGGAAAGAGGTTTTCGTTATACAAGCACTACAACAGGTTTCTCCGTAACTGATAACAACTCTGCTGTTACTACAGACAGTACAGGTGCAATAATTTTAGCAATGCATGAATGCAGTAGTAATAGTGGTTCTAGCAATCATACCCTTCGTATCTGGAGAATACCTCCTGATGGTACACTTATGGGTACTTATAGTGGCGGCACAGACGGTACTGTTCAGTATGGTGAAACTAATAGAGCAGCCAACAGTGGATCGGCTACACAACCCACTATATCAAATATGACACTTAACGTTGAGTCTTCTTATTTTGGTACTGTAGATATGCCAAATCAAACACTAAATCATGAAGTACCTAACTTCTCATCAGACACTACAACATCTGTTTTAAGTTAACATTGAAAGGTAATAAAAAATGTATGTTAAAGTAACAAACGGCTCCGTTGACCAATACCCTTACACGGTTGGCGAACTTCGCCGTGATAATCCTAACACATCTTTCCCAAGAGTAATACAAGCACAAACGTTAGAAAGTTATGGTGTATATGCTGTAACAACAGAAGATTATCCTGTAGTAAATCCAAAGACACACAAAGTTGTTGCACAAACAACTCCAACTTTAGTTGATGATATTTGGACAATAGGTTACAATACAGTAGCACTAACTGCAGAAGAAATAACTTCTTATAATACAGCAATAGCAGATAGTAATCGTGCTGTACGTAATAGACTTTTAACAGAAACTGATTGGTGGGCTGTGTCAGATCGTACTATGACTGCTGAACAAACAGCATATCGTCAAGCCTTGCGTGACATTACAAGCCACGCTAATTGGCCTCACTTAGATGAGGCTGACTGGCCTACTAAACCATAGAGTGTAGGTTATGTCTGACATTAAGCTAACAACAGAAGAGCTAGAGGAAATGCTAGACAGGTCTGCTAAGCGTGGGGCTAAGCTAGTCCTGCGTGAGCTTGGCTTACAGGACGAAACAGCTGCTGTAGACATCCGTGAGATACGTAGCTTGCTTGAAACGTGGCGTCAGACCCGTCAAAGCATATGGAACACCTTCATAAAGATAACTACCATTGCTGTGTTTACCTTCATTGCGGCTGCAATCTGGATGAAGCTAGGTAATTAATAAGGACTATTATAATGGCTAAACGATTTGGTGGGTTTACACCTGAACAGATGGGTAAGATTATACCTGAGATGCAGGGTATGCAGGCTGATGAACAGGCTAAGTTCTTAGCTTCACAACCAGGTGCAGCTGCACGTGTGGGTAAGATGGCTGAATTAGCACAGCAACGTATTGGTATGGCTGTAGGTGGTTATATACCTCAACAGCAACAGCAGCCTCAGGCTATGCCACAGTTAGACTACAATCGTTTGTACCAACAACCTAACCCTACGCAGCGACAGCCTATCGAAGTAAAAAGCTTACAGCCTAATGCTTTTGCTACTGGTGGAACTGCAACACTTACAGATAAATTCTTACAAAGTATAACAGGTCCAGTAAAAGAGAATAAGGTTACTTCATACTCTCACCCAACGGACAATGATAAACCAGGTAACCCTCCTCCTAACACACCTAATACTACTGGTGGGTTTGATGATGTCCAGACTGCTACTACCGTTCAGCCTACTATTACGCAGTCCATTAATAGCTCCACACCTATAGAAGGTCTACCGGAAATCCCTGTTGATCCTATCACGGAAGAGAAACTAGAGGAGTATACCTCTGGTATTCCTAGCTGGGCTAACAAAGTAAAAGATCTGTTTAGCTCTGGTGAGATCCCAGAAGATACAACTGATTGGAAAGTAACAGGCGGTAAACGTAACTACACCCTAGAGTTTAAAGACGGTACTAAGATACCTCTTACTGGTCTTAATAGATACGACACAGAGCAACCTGTTATTCAAGGCATTGTAGATAACTTAGAAAAGATTAAAGCTGAACGATCAGTTTATAATGAACAGAAAAGTATCTATGAAAAACAGTTAGACGTATACAGACAGAACCAGTACACCCAAGCAGGTGCAGCCCTTACTGATGTAGGGGCTTCCTTAGACACGGCACAGACTGCTGTATCTCAGGAGGAGGGTACACTAAACGCCTTGCAACAGCAGATGTCTGACCTTCCTGCTGATGACCCTCAACGAGAGTCACTACAGAAGCTTGTAGATGATCAGCAGATCAAGGTTACTCAAGCTAAGGCTAGGCTAACACAGGCTAGTGCAAACGTAGCACGTATAGGTACACCTAGCACAACAGAGCTACAGTCTGCTGCTCTTACAGATCCTACGTCTATGACTACTAAGGCTGATGTAGTAACTACTTCTCAGGCACAAGCAGATGCTGGTATGATTGCTGAGGGTACAGGTCAGGCTGATGCAGTGGCTGATACTGCTACTCAGACAGAGGCTGACATTGCATCTAATGTGCCTCTAGCAAAAGAGTTTGAAGCTGCAGGTATGACACCTAAGGAGGCTGCTGCAGAAGTAGCTAGTGTCATGTCTAAGCTTACTGCTGTAACTGGTAAGCCTAGTGCTCAGGCATTAGCTGATGCAGCTACTATGTCTACCTCTGAGTTAGCACAGTTAGGCTTAACTGCTGAACAACTAAGTCGTGCTCAACGTGTAGAGGCTGTAGCGCCCCTAGAAGTTACTCCTGAGATGCAGGTAACTAGTGCTGTAGACTTTGAACGTGCTAAAGCAGAGACTAACTTTGCTGCAGCTACAGGTGTACCATCTACTGAGGCTACTGTACAGGGACAACTTACAGGACTGCTAGAACAGTTTGAGGGTGGTGACACACCAGCATGGGCAGCAGGAGCTATGAGGGCTGCTACATCTGCTTTAGCTACTCGTGGTCTAGGTGCATCAAGCATGGCTGGTCAGGCTATTGTACAGGCTGCTATGGAGTCTGCACTACCTATTGCTATGGCTGATGCTCAGACACGTGCCAGCTTTGAAGCGCAGAACTTATCTAACCGTCAACAGGCTGCAGTATTTGCTGCAGAGCAACGTGCTAAGTTCTTAGGCATGGAGTTTGACCAAGAGTTCCAGTCACGTGTACAGAATGCTGCACGTATCGCTGACGTAGCTAAGATTAACTTCACAGCTGAACAGCAGGTAGCCCTAGAGAATGCTCGTATGGCTCAGACTGTAGACATTGCTAACCTAGATGCTAGGAATGCTAAGGTTATGGCAGATGCTGCAGCTATGTCACAGTTAGACATGGCTAACCTAAACAATAGGCAGCAGGCTAACGTACAACGTGCTCAGGCTTTCCTAGACTTTGATATGACTAGCATGAGTAACCAACAGCAAGTGGCTATGTTTAAAGCGCAGAGTTTGGCTAGTGTATATACCTCTGACACTGCAGCTGTTAATGCAGCTAAACAGTTCAATGCTGCTAGCTCTGATCAGGTTGATATGTTCTTTTCTAACTTACAGAATAACATTAATCAGTTTAACAATGAACAGTATAATGCTATGGAGCGCTTTAATGCTGGTGAGGCTAATGCACTGTCTCAGTTCAACTCACAACAACAGAATACTCGTGACCAGTTTAATGCACAGAACCAGCTAGTTGTAGCACAGGCTAATGCTCAGTGGTCACAGGCTATTACAACCATGGATAATGCTGCACAAAACCAAGCAAACCGTGATGCTGCTATTGCTGCTAATAACTTCACCACGACAGGGTATAACAACGCTATTCAGCGTGAGCGTGATACTCTGGCTTGGGCTTGGCAGTCTGCAGAGAATGCCAGTGATAGAGATGCTAAGATTGCTGTAGCTAAGATAACCGAGGGTGCAGAGGATGATGATGGCTCTTCGGCTCTTAGCGCTGCTGCGGGTACGTTCATGGGTGCTATTGCTTCTAACGCTGCAGACATCATGTTTGGTAAGTAAGGATAAATACATGCCCAATTATAACACACAAGGTATTACAAGTGCTGATCCTCGTAACTTAGGTGGCTCAGAAGGTTACGGCAATCCTAGCGCTACTAGCTCATCAGGGCTTATGAGTAGTACCTCTAATGCTACAGCTAAAGATGATGATAAGGATGAGCCAGGCTTCTTTGAGAGTATAGCTAATCT